CCCAACGTCGTGTTATTGTCAATGTGATCGTAGCTTGTATTGTACAAATACACGCCAACAGCCTGCGGAGCCTCAGATCCAGCAGAGACAATGTTGTTACTGATCGTATTGTACTGGCCACTAGTCTCGAATATTCCGGTATTATACCAAAGGTAAGTCTGGTTGCCGGAAATAAGGCACCTTGATGTATTGCTGAGATAAAGCCCAACGCTCCCGGACAGCCCCAGGTTCCTGACTTGGCACCCGAGCGTCCCATAGATGGAGACGGCCACGACGTTTCCCGGCGCCTCTGGATAGACGGAGAAATCTGCAATGTTGAACCCGCCTGGCATGGAGTTGGCCGACAAGACGGTCGCGTAGGCGGTCCAGCCATAGAATGATGTCGCGCTTTGGCCGGCGCCCCTAAAGCTCGCGACGGTCGATGGGATTAGTATATTTTCGACGTTATACGAACCCGCTGGGAAGACCGCATTCTTCGTCGAGGCGAGGTAGGTATTGATCGCGGCCGTGTCGTCGTGGCGCGTATAGGCGGCTGCGGAAGAATTGGCGGGCGCTGCGGCGAGGACCAGCGACGCCGTGCCTCCACCAGAAACAACCGTCGTCACTAGGCGGTCGTTGCTCGCGGACGCGGGAGGCGTAGCCGGAACCCACGGGATCGTCACCACCGGGAGCCCCGTGTCGTCAATAAAATTACCGCCGAGCCCGCCGGGTCCAACCTGCCCAAATATGCCGAGAAGCTGATAGCCCGCACTAGCCCGGTTGCGCCAGACGGCGACGCCCGCGCAGGACGTGGCCCAACTCACATGGTTATAGGCCATGACCTGAGAGGACTGAGACACAACCCCGAGCGTCGCGGCGCCATTGCTTATGGTCAATGGAGACGATGCTGGGCCAACGCCGCCATTCGCATCGACGCAGGCAATCTCATAGGCGTATGTCGTCCCGCCGGTCGGGCCTTGGCCGATGGCGCCAGTCGGGGAGCCCTGCAGGTTCGATAGCGACCCGCTTGAAAATGTCGCGCCGCACCCCTCAAGCGCAATGCCCTGCCCGTTCACGAAATCTTTCGCCAAAGCCAGCGTGACGGTCGCATTTCCGGCCGTGCAGGCCGCAGTCGTAGTCTGCGCCGAGCCGGACAAGTTTGCGATCGAGCCGCCCAGCGTCGGGGAAACCCACGAACCCGACGCGGAAAGGAGATAGCCGGACGCGCCCTGGCCAGCGGACGGCGGAGGGACCAGCCCGTTCAAGCCACCGGAGCCCGTGTCGCCCGTGAAGTTCGCAGCCGCCCCGGCGGTTGGCGCGCGCCCCCATACAGGAGGGAGGCCCGGCCCCTGCGAAGTCAGGATATATCCGGCCGCCTCCGGGAATGAGGTCACGAACCGCTTCACTTCGCGTAGCGACGAAATGATCGTGTTGACGACCCCATTGAACTCCTGGCGTGTAATCCCCGGCGCGCTCGACATGCTCGTATTGCGAGGATGCCAGAGGCCGACAATTTCAAGCGTCCCGGTCGACAGCGCCGGCGAGAGCGTCACTTGCATGTCCGTGATCGGGAGCGCCTGCAGATTGAGCGCGACGCCTGAGACGGACGAGCAGGCCCATTGGCTTCCCAGCGCGAGCGGCGCTCCGTTGTAGAGCACCTGAATGTCCGTACAGTCGCCATAGACGGCGAACGGAACGCCGATCGTCACCGTTGGGGACGAGAGCGCATAGCTGGCATAGCGGTCGCTGTCAGGGACAGGCGGGACGACGGCAAGCGCGGCGAACGGAAAGAGCGCGAGGATCGCAGCGGCGGCGATGCGCTTGGGGAACATGAGCCAGTCTCCAATTTTTAAGGAGACTGGCTGTGTCAAGGGGGCGGCTCAACGCACCGCCGGTCTGGGCGAAGGTCATGGCGTCAGAAGCCGATGCAGGAGAACGTCACCAGATCGCTCGCAGCCATCGTCACGGCTGAAAAGGTCGCTGTCGAAGTAGTATAGGCAGTCTGGTTGATGAGATCGGCGGGTGTTGTCAGGTCAGATGCCTTGCAGGCCCAGCCGTTCGGTGGCGTGAAGGTCGCGTTGAGCGTCAGGATGATTGTTCCAGCCGCACAAGCCCCGTTCGCCTTAAATGATCCAGCCGTGTTGCCGCCGAGTTGCGTGTTGATTGCACAGGAGCCGGAATTTGCAGGTACCGCTCCGGAAACGGTATGCGCCGCGCCTTTGAGATAGCCGGTTGAGGTGATGTTAGCGGATGTTGCGATATTGCCAGTAGTGTTAAACCCGCCGCCGCTATCGAGCGTCAGCTTGTTCGCGCCACCATATTTGAGCGCCATCGTTCCGGCAGAGCTAAGCATTGCCCAGTTGGTATCGAAGCCGATTGTTTGTCCTTGCGCGAGCGTAATCGCGTTCCCCGTGATCGTCGCAGCAGAGAAATCCGCGCCGATGCCGTAGGTTCCGGTGTAATAAAGGCCCCGGTCCCATGTGATCCCAGCGCCTGTACCCAACAGAATACCCAATCCAGCGTGCATCCCGGATGTTCCGTTGGCGTTGACCTGCACGCCGACACGCTGCTTATTCGCGTCAGTCGTCGCGGAACTGACCGTCACGTCAAATTCCGCGCCGATGCATGGGGCAACCGGGTCAGGCTCGCCGGTGTTATCAATGCAGTTCCCGTTCATGCCCGCCGAATAGGACAGCGACGTATCAACCGCCGTTCCAGCGACGGTCTGCGCGCCAGTGGTGGCGCTGGCGAAGGAGACAGAGCCGGAGGACGACGCCGTGACCTTGAAGGTTCCATTGTAGCCAGAGGGCGTGACGCCCGCGATGTTGACCGCATGGCCGACCGGGATCGTCGCGCCGCCGCTGAATGTCACAGTGGCGGTCGAGCCGTCGCCGCTGGCCCCGGTCGTGGCGCTGGCCCAGGCCAAGGGGATGCTCCGCCGGATCGTGCCGTTCGATGCGACATTCTGAGCGCCGCCCGTCGCATTCGAGAATGTGTTTTGCTCGCCGGTAATCGTCCATTCATAGCCGAGGCTGGACGGATTATTAGAGCTTGTCCCCCAGATCGATTTGTAGGTGCTGCCAGAATTGCCTAGCCCGGTCGGAATGTTGCGGGTTACGCGCAGACTTTCCGTGCTGTCGAATGACCCCGGCTGGTTCCAGATGAACCAATGGCCGCCATTGAGGCCTGGTTGGCCGGTCCCCTGAACGGAAGCCGAGAGGTTCGGCAACTCTGCCGAGAGATTGGCCTTCGCAGCACCGCTCGCCAGCATCGATGCCGTGACGGCGCCATCCCCGCCAATGGCGTTGAACGTCGCCGTGTGCGCGACGGGATCGAACGTGCCTACCGGCGTACATTGCATGTCCGTGGTGTCGCCGTTCGCCCCCATGCCGTAGAGGCAGAGCGTGCGGGAGCCGTGTCCGCCTAGGACGCCGAAAAAGGCGGGTTGAGCGGCGCGCGCAACTGGCGCCGGTAGACCCAATACGGCGGCCAGCATCACCGCGGCGCACGAGCGAAGGAAGCGTTTGGCTGACATGGAGGCTACCTTTGTCGGTTGAGCGCGCATCAAAGCGCCGTCTTGGTCACGCGGGCGTTGCCGGCCTTGAGTGTCGCGGTCCAATTGGCGTTGCCAGTCACGTACACGTAAACGTTGTAGGCGGACGCGGCGGCCTGCGTGGTGATCGGCGGCATGGTGCAGGGCAGGAGGAAGCTTCCCGCCGCCGTCAGATTGGCGTCAGGAAGCAACGATGTTTCTTCCATCTTGGCGAGTTGCGCGCTCGATAGCATCGGAAATGCCGCGCCGGTCGAGCCTTGGAAAACGCCGAAACTCCCCTGATTATTGGTCGCCGTCTCGAAAATCTCGCAGCCCGCCGAGAGCACGTTCGACAGGTTCGACAGGTCGAGATAGATTTGGCCCGTCAAGCCATCGGTTCCGCGCGTCAGATTGGCGGTCGAGAGGTTGTAGATCAGGCGGAAGCGTTCATTCGTGCCGCCGCCCGTGACCGACATGGTGACAACCTGGCGCTGGCCGGGCTTGCCATCGGTGCGCGCGCTCTCGATGGAGCCAACGCAAGAGACGGTTCCGCTCGAGTTGGTGTCGATGGTCCAAGACGAAGCGACCGTTCCGGTGCAAGGCGCGGTCGCCGTGCCGCCAGTTCCGAGGAACAGCCCAGCCGTGCCCAGCAGGTTACCCGCAGGGTTGTTGGTGGCGTCGTAAATGTCGCTTTGCGAATTGGGGATGAACGGGCCAGAGGTAGCCCACCCGGCCATCGCGTTCCAGAGGACCATAGCGCGGGCCTGCGCGCCGCCCGGTCCAGGATGCACACCATCTGAAACCATAGTCGCCTGAACAGAGCCGTTGGCGTCGGCTGGATTGGTCCAATATTTCGACACGTCCACACAAACGACGGACGGGTTCGGATTGACCGCGCGCGCGGCTGCGCAGATCGACTGCTCAAAATTATTCACGCGCTGGCGGATTTTATCCATCGTCAGCGTCCAGCCGGAGACGCCATTGGTGCGCGGCTGGATCGCTTCGAGGACGACGCGAATATTGCAGGCTTGCAGCGTCGAAACGATGGTTTGAATGTTGGCTTCGACTGTCGCGACAGGCACATTGTTGTTAATGTCGTTCGTCCCCATCGAGGCGACGACAATATCGGGTTTCGCCGGGCAAACGTCCTGCGCAGCGCGGAAAATCATGTTGGCGGTCTGGTCGCCGGCGACGCCGAAATTCCCGGTACCGGTGAGCGTATAGCCAAGCGTGGGCTGCGTGGTGCAGGAGCCGCCCGAGACGGTGTAGGTGGGCGAGCCGGTATAGCCGGAGCCGCCGTTGGCGAAGAAGATGCGCTGGCCGACGGTCGCCGCGCCGTTGGCGTCGAAACTGATCGCGATCGCGCCAGCGGTGTTGGCCGGCGTGCCAGTCGGGGCCGATGGCGTGAAGGTGAGCGTCGAGTTCGGCGTGCAGTTGCCGGAGGTGATTACCGTGACGTTGCGCAAGCCGTTGACGCTGCCAGGATAGCCGAAGGCGACGTAATCGGTCGTGAGCCCGCCATTGGCGAAGGCGAGAAACCATCCCTGCGTCGATTGGGCTTGCGAGCCGGTGGCGTATTGCGGCGCCGCCGTGAAGGGATAAGCCGCGCTCGGCGGGACGCTGACGGAGCCATTCTGCTCGGTGCTGTCCCCGAAGAACGTAATCGTCGTCCCGGTCGCCGCGCGGACGAGATATGGCGCCAGGTTCGCCGTATGTGCGGCGGGATCATAAACGCCGATCGGCGTGCATACATCATCGCCAGTCGCGCCAGCGCCGCCAAAGCCCTTAAGGCAGATCGTCCGTGAGCCGCCGCCGCCCTGTACACTCAACTGAACAGGCTGATCGGCAAGGGCGGGAGAGAAATGCGCGCCGACTATGATGGCGACGAGCGCAATAAACCTGGCGAGCATGAAAATCTCCATCTGTCACGACGGAGATTTGCTTGTTACCTGCCGCGCCTCAACGCACCATCTGGCTAATGTCTGGCGGCGCGCTCGGGGCATTGTCGCCCGGCGCCCACCAATAGGTCTGGTGGTGCAGTTTCTCGGCGTTCTCCTTGGCGCGCGAGAACGCCCGTGCATAATCTGGATCGACTGATTTCTGAATGTTATCAAATAGAAAGCGGTTCGCCAGCAGACGCGTGTACCAGAGCGTCCCGCCGGGCGCGAACTTCTGAATGTCGCGCGCGAGGATGCGGCCGTAGTTGACCTTCTCTCCGTTCTCTGCCGCGCGCCGCGTCGACGACGTGATATCCTGCAACGCCTCCGGGAACTCAGCCATCGGCCCCATAATCATGTCGGTCCATGACGCCTTGCCGGGTTCGGTCGCGCCCTTGAGCAGATCGCCATACGGCCCGAGCGCGCCGCCCATCAGCGCCGCCTCGCCCCAAAACCAGCCTTCGTCGACCGGCTTGGGATTTTTGCCCTGCAGCACCTGCTTGGCCTGGATCGCCACGGCGCCCGCCATCGTCATGAACAAGCCGAGCGCGGCGGCCTGTCCCCATTTTCCGTCGCTCGCCTCCTGCGCCGCGCGCACGCCATGCGTTGCGAGCATCATGATCGGGAAGGACTTGAACAGGAACATCGAGCGCGTCAGTTCGCCGCCGATCGTGCCGCCCTTGACGCCGCCCGTCGTCAGCGAGCGCACGCGATTGGAGCTTCCGGCGAGATAGGCGAACTGCTTCTCATCGCCAATGGCCGACATGAGCTTGGCGCGCACGCCTTCCTCAAGGCTATCCGGCATCAGGAACTTCGCCGCGCCGGCGCTCATCGTCTCCCCCTTGGCGAGTTTGGCCCAATCCTCTTTGGTGAAGCCGTAATCGCTCATGAACCGCGCGAAATGCGGATCAAGCTCATCGAAGCCCTTGCCGGCGCGCTCCGCGATAGAGGCCAAAAACTCCATCGAGAAGGCGCGGTTGATCGCGCTGTCCCATGCGTGCAACCCCTGCGCGCGCACAACGAAATCCGCCATGCGCTGGAATACGCCGGTCCCGAACATCTGGTCGCCATATTGCTTTGTCCCGAGCGCGATGCGGGAGGCCGCGTGCGCCGTGACGCCAAGCCGGGTGGCGAAGGCTTCCTTGTCGGGCGAGTCGGCGGCCAACTGGTCGAAGATCGCTTTCGCCAGGCGCCCAGCGTCCAGCCCGCGGAACTTCGCCGCCATCGCCCAATTGACCGCATCGGACGGGATCGCGGTTACGATGGCGCCACCCATGTTGGAAGCCGTCAGCCACGCGCGCGCGCCCTGAAACACGCCCGCCACCGCCTCGCTCTCGACGCCGGAAGCCTGTCCCGTCATCAGCTTGTGCAGCCGTTCCGCAGCGCCGCGGCCCTCAAGCGGCTTGATGAACGTGTCGCCAAGCTTCTCCCATGCGTTGCGAGCGGGCGGATTGAGCGCGCGGGTGGCGTCCTTCTCGATCGCTGATTTCAGCAGCGCCTCGCCAGCCGGGCGGAAGTTTGGCCCGAGGACATGCAGCATCGCCAGTTCGCGGCTCATCTTCTCCGCGTGCGCCTGCAGCATCGGATAATAATTGCCCTGCCCCGGACCATATTTGTCCATCAGGGCTAGATAGGCGTCGGCGCCCTGCCGCCCTTCCGAGAACCGGAAGGTGCGCTGCTCGTTCTTGAAAACGGTCGACGGCCCGGCGCGCGAGGACAAATCCTTGCGAATGTCGTCGCTCGCGCGCTGGATCGCCTTGTCGCGTTCTGCCCCGGCCACGAATTTGCCGGTGTCCTGGTCGAACACCTTGAGCGCCCCGGAGTCGATATGGCGCTGCAGGTCAGCCTTGAACTCGCCCTCGCCAAACTGGTTGACGCGCTTGCTCTCCCAGAATTGCGGCAGGCGCCAGTCTTCGGCCACGTCGAAAATCTTGCCGAGCGCCTTGGCCTTGTCGGTCGCCCATTCGGTCGCATCCTTCCAGCCCTTCGCGGCATGGGCGGCCACGGCGTCGCCGGTCTTGTCGCCAAATACCTCGCGGACCATGTTGCGAACGCCGGTCGTGTCCTGCTTCAAGCCGGCCATCTTGGACCGATAGGCAGCGTCGGCCTCGTGCATCTTGGCCGCGATCATCGGCTGATAAAGCTCCTTCTCAAGCGACGAGACATTCAGCCGATCAGCCGCCGCCGCATTGCGCAGGTCGCGGTCATAGAGCGCCATGAAACCCGCGATCGGCCCGTTCGGGTGCGCGTCGATGCGCGCGCTATTGTCGATCCAATGGTTGACGCGCCGCGCCAGTTCCATCTTTTTCGCCTTGGCTTCCGCTTCCAGCCGCTTCGCCAACTCGACGGAGGCCGCTGCTTCGGCCGACGGCTTGTCCATATTGCGGAACAAGTCTTCGTTCAGGATGCCCTTGTAGAGCCGGCGCGCGTCGTCGGCCTGCTGCTGGCTGATCTTGCCGGCGGCCGATAGGCGCTGGATGCAGCTTTCGATCGACATTATTCAGCCGCCTCTATGGATGACATGGGAACATTGCAGGCGTTCAGTTCTTTGGCGAGCGCCACGTCGCCATCTATTTTATGCAGCTCAGCGTCGGCAAAGCCAAGTGTCACGTTGCCATCTTTGTCCATGACGGGCACGCGGTTCTTGCCCTGCGCAATGTTGCGCTCGAGATCGGCGTTCAGCGCCTCTTGCACTTTCGGGTCGTCGGCAGAGTGGAGCAAGTCTTTCTCCGGCGTAGCGAACCGGGCAAGCGCCGCCTCGCGCGCATCCGACTTGCTGACGACGGCGGAAAGCGCCTCCTTGGCCGTGACGGGCGCCGCGCCGAACATATCCGTACCCTTGGCCGCGCTCTCAGTCATTTCGCGCGCGAAGCCAGAGAGGTTATCCGCCATCGCGCCTTTCGACAGGAACCGCTTCAAGTCGCCGTCCTCGGTGCGCTTGAAAAACATGCGCGCCGTCAACTGGCTCACGTCGGAGTGAAACATATCGCCCTGCGCCAGAAGCTTCGCTACCGGCTCGCCCTCGTCGCGGGCGCGCATGATCGTTTTGACCGCGCGCATCAGGTCTTCGGTCACGTCATGCGAGGCCGGGATTTCGCCGCGCGTCACCGCCTCACGGAAATGTATCCAGTCGCCGGAACTATCCACCAGCGCCGACGCGATGCTCTTGATGTTGCTATCGACATGATCGAAGGCCCGCGAAATGACGCCAGGATCACTGTAGGCCCGGGCGACCATCGCCGCCTTGAGCCGCTGCGCCCCGGCCGCCGAGAGGTCGCCCTTCGCCGTCAGCATCCCGCCGCGCTCGCCTTGAGAGAGCTTGTTGGCGAAGGCCCTTGCGAAATCGCGGTTCTGCACTCGCAGAGCGTCGCCGCCGCGATAATATTGCGTCACGTCATGGCCGAGAAAGCGCGCGTCGGACAGCGCCTGCTCGGACGTGGACATGCGGAGCGACGCGGACCCATTCGCCGCATGGGCAAAATCAGCGCGCGCCGCCTCATCCATCTGCGTCACGCGCCGTGCGACAAGCACCGGCTCCTTCATGCCGGAAGTGTCGAAGCCCGAGCGTTCCAGAAATGCGCGATAAGCCGCGGCGTCATCCGACGAATAGGCCATGCGGACGGCCAGCGCGCGACCGTTTCCGCTCTCCACCACATTATCAGGCCCGACGATCGGGGCGCCGGAATTGGCTTCGACGCTGGGGCCAAGGCGTTCCGGCTCAAGGTTCTGCGCGATCGAATAGACCTGCTCGCGCGCCGGGACGCCGCCGCGATTGCGCGGCTGCAACTCAAGCGGGTAATCGGGGTTGACGTTGAAATTGGCGTCATGCGATGTGATGAGGTCGCGCGCTTCCGCCAGTTCATATTTCACATCGACGGCCCGGTTGCCGACGAAGGACCGCCCGGGGATCGACATGGCTTCCGGCGCGGCTGGCTTCGGCTCGGCAGGGAAGACTTGTCCGATGCGGGCCTGTCCCTCTGCCTCGGCCGACGCCGGCAATTTCGGCTCATCGCCCAGAAGCCGCGCGCGCTCGATGGTTTGCACCGCCTCGGCGTGCGCCGCCGCGCCAGTCGCGCCAGTCTTGAACGGATTGTTGGCGGCGATGTCCTCTTGGCGCTCAGCCACGATCCCGGCGTCCTGCGCCGTCGTGGGGAGGCGCGCGGCGACTTCCGGCGCCTTGTTGCTCAGGTTGCGCCAGAGCGCGCCGGCCGTCTTGCCGATCACGCGTCCGGCCAGATCGAGCCCGACGCCGCCTGCCGCCGCGCCGAGCACTTCTTCCGCCGCTTGCCCGGCGCCGAAATTCGGGTCGATGGCTTGGCGATAGTCGTAGGTCGCGCCTTCCTGCACCGCCTGCTGCGCGCCCATGCTGACGCCAGTCATCAGCGCCGACTTGAGCAGGCCGCCCTCGGGGATTGTCGTCATGGCCGCGATATTCAACCCGGCCGTGAGCGGATCGGAGAACTGCGCGCCGAAGCCTGCCGCCATACCCGCGGCGCCCGTCCCGAAATCCTGCATCCCCTGTGCAAGCCGCGCCTGGTCCTGCGTCGCCTTGCGCGCCTTGGCGAGGCCCAATTCGTAAAGCCGCTGGCTGTCCGGGAAGGCGAGCGACGAGTCGGCGTGCTGCTGCACCAGCGCGTCGGTCTGCTTGCGAACGGCGTTCAACTGGTCGATGCCCTTGCTCACATCGTAAAAGAGCGGGTTCGCCCCGAGCGCATAGGGGTTGGCGATCTTCTGGCCGGTCTTCTGCTCGACCATATCGAGATGGTCCTGCGCGGCGTCCGAAAGGTTGTTCCACGACGCCATGATCGTGTCATTGCGCCGGTTCGCCTCATATGCCGCCGAGAAGGCGTCGCCCGGCGTCGTCGTAAGCCGCTCGGCAATCTGCGACGACGCGCGCGCCTGCGCCTCTTGCGTCTCCTGCGGGAACAGATCGAACATGGCTCAGTATCCAAATACAGGGTCGATCGGACGGCCGGTCTTGCCGGGGATCAAATTCACGGGCTGCGGCATACCCGGCTGATAATTGCGCTCGTCGGCGGGCGCCGGCAGCGTGACGCCCTGCTGTGGATGCTGCATGGCCTCCTGCGTCTTTTGACGCAGATCAAGCAGATACGCGCCGCCATCCGCGCCCTTGAGATAGGTCCGCGTCGTCGGATCATTGCCGCCCGAGAAGATGCGATATTGCCCGTCGCCGTGGCTTTCGAGCCGCCATTGCCCCGATACGCCGAACTCATTCCGCTGCAGCATCTTCGCCGTGATCGCGTTGCCTTCCTTGTCGGTCGCGCCGGCGAGGTCCGTATCGCTCAAACGGTTGATGGCGTCGCGCACATAGCCCTCGTTGGCGCCATAGACCGGCGAGAGGATCGACGTTCCCTTGAAATTCACCACACCGCCCGTCACCGCGTCGATAGACTGCTTCCATCGGTCGGCGTTAAACTGCCCGGTTTCGTCGCCGGATTTGGCCGACTGCGCCACGTAATAGGCCTTGGCGCTGTTGAGCGTGGATGCGCGCAAGCCGGGATTGCCGAAGTCCTGAACGGGGAACGACTTGGCGAAGGCTGGCGACAATTCCTTGTCAGCCGGGATCAGTTTGTCGGCCGCGCCGGATTTGATGAGCGCCTGCCCTTCCATCAGGTCTTGCGCGACCTGCGGGCTGTACTGCCCGACCTGCCCGGCCTTGGCGACGATCTGGCCTTCCACGCCAGTCTGCGCGATAGCCGAGAGCGTGGCCTGGCGCTGCGCTTCCGGCAACGCGGAGAGCGCGGCAGAGGCGTTGAGCTTCTGCTGCGTCGCCCCCGTTTCCATGACGCCTTTCCACTGATCGGTTTCGCTGCTCGGGATCGCGGACAGGTTGCGCACGCCCTCGCGCGCGCCGATCGCCGTCATCGCCTGCGACCGCTCAATCATGGCGGCGCCAAGGTCGTGGGGGTCATCGAAGTTCAGCGGGCGCGGCGGCTGCGCGATCCAGCCGCGGTTCAGCGCCGCCTCGATCGGATGATCGCGGAGTTGCGCCTGCCCGCGCTGATAGGCCGCCTGCGCCTCATTGGCGATGTTCTGCTGGTGGATCGAGCCACCCTGCGCCTGCTGCATGACGTTGTTGACGAATGCTTGCCCCTGCGCGGGCGGCATCCCCATCGCAACGTCAGACTGGATTTTGCCCTGCACCATCGACGACAGTTTTTCCAAATGCGCGGCTTGGCCGGGGTCGCCCTGCGCCAACTGGGCATAATTCGCCAGCGCGGTCGACGATGGCATGAAGCCGTTCGACAACTGCTTCTCAAGCGCCGGCCCAAGAATTTGCGCGGCCTGCGACTGGTTCTGCTGGTCGCGCGCCTGCTGGCCGATCCAGGCCGAGGCGAGATAGGGGTTCTGCTTGACCTGCTCGGGCGTGTAGGGAACGCCGTTCGCGGAAGGCGCTGCTGTCCCAGAATATTTTGCCGCCCATTTCTGGACAAAGGCGCTCGCCGGGGCGTTCGGGTCGCCGCCGTTATTGGAAATCGCCTGTGCCGAGACAACTTGCCCGGCCGGGGTATTGGGGTTCCGCAATAGCGCGAGCGCGCCGCCAGCGCCCTGTTGGTGGGCAAGGTACATTTCGGGCTCTGTCGGCGCCCGGCCAAGACCGCCTTTCAGCGTGGCGTAATTGTCGGCGGTCAGCCGCTGCATGGCGCCTTCCTGCGCCACGGGGTCCATGACGTTGCCGCCATTGCCATATTTCGCCCACGTCCCGAACGTGAACTGATATCGGCCCTTGGCGCTGCTTGTCTCTGCGCCCGCGCTATCATTGCCTGCGCTCTCAATCTGGCGCGTGCGGGCCATATATCCGGATGGGCTCGACGGGTCGAATACGCCGCCAGCCCCACCCTTCCCCATCAGCATATCGGCCTGCTGCTGCGGGGAGAGGCCCGCCGTCGCCGTGTGGAAGCCGTGGACCGCTTTCAGCGCCGCGACTTCCTGCGCGCTATGCCCGTCGCCAGATGCGACCGCCGCCTGCGCCGCCTGGTCCCAAACCTTGTCCTCGATCGGCTTGCCGGTGCCGATCAGGGTTTTCAGGTTAGCCATGCTCTGCTGATTGGCGTCGACCGCGGCGACATTCTGCCCTTGCAGATAGCTCAACCGCGCCTCGCCGGCGGCCTTGATCTGCGCGCGCTGCGCTGGGCTGGCGTCGGGCATCGTCTCAGCGGCGTGCCATAATTCCTCGCGCGCCTTGAGCACGCCATCGCTGGCATAGGTGCGGTCCATATGGCCGACAACCGCCGCGCCCTGCAGCGCCGCCGTCGCGTCCTTGCGCGAGTTCTCGACGACCTGCTCTGGCATCCCCCAGCGTGGGTTGCCTTTGGCCGCATCGAAATAGCCGTTGAGCTTGGCGACGCCCTGCTTATAAGCTTCGGTCCCGGTCGCGCCCTGCTGCGCCAGTTGGAGCAGATCGTTCTTCTGGCTCTCGATCTGCGCCAGCACATTCGCCTTGGCGTCGGAGTCGTCCGAAGATGCCTTGGCGTTGACCAGCCCGTTATAATGCTGGGCCGACATGGTGGTGGCGTTGTCCACCATCTGGACGCCGAGCGGCGACGCGCCATATTGCGCCTTGAGCCCGGCGATGTACGAGTTCGCTGCGTTCTGGAAACCTGCGGGATCGCCGTCGAACTTCTGGCGCATGGTGTTCAGCGCCATCGTCGTGGCGGCTTGCCCCTGCGCCTGCGTCCCGGCGACGGCGGCATGTTCGTAGGCGGCACCCGCCTGCGCATTGAAGATGAAGGACTGTCGCGGATGGACGGCGACAATGCCGCCGCTCGCGTCGCGCGTCACGACAGGGTTCATCGCGTCTTCGCGGCCCTGCTGCTCCGCAGACACATTCGCAAGCTGCTGGACGCCCTGCCCAAGCGCGGCAACGCCATTGGCGATATCCTGCCCCTTGGCCGCGATCTGCGCGCCGGAAATGCGCGGCGTCGGAGCCTGGGCCAGCGGGTCGCCGGGATCGCCAATGGGTAGATCAACCATCAATCACCTGTCAAAAACCAGATTTGAACGCGCCGGAAAGACCGCCCATCGCGGAGCCCGCCGCGCCGAGAAGACCGCCGAGAAGATCGCCCTGCGCCGATTTGGTGTAGAACTGCGACGCCTTCTGGTCCTCTCCGACCTGCGCCATGATGTTCCGCACCTTCTGCTCGCGCACGGCGTCGTCGCGGGCCTCGAAATTGTTCATGACGGCCATGCCGGACGGCGAGTTGCTGGCCGTATTGGTGGAGGCGCGAACCGCAGAGATATTCGCCAGCGTCGACGCCAGCCCGCGCCGCATCGCCGTATCGGTCTGCGTCGCCTGCAGCATCCCATATTGGGACTGGTCCTGCATCTTCTGCGCCTCGAAGGCGTCGCCCTGCGACTTTGCGCTGGCGCCCATGATGGAGCCGGCCATCGACAGGCCAGTGGCGGCGAGGCCAAGGACGGGAGCGAAGGCCATCAGGGCGTTACCTCAAGCGTAACTTCGACAATCTGGCACGGGCCAGGGCGGGGCTTGGTCAGAGCTATGCGCGGTTCATATTCTCGGATCAACGGCCTGACATGAACGACGCGATCGCGCGTCGGCGGCGCAACCGTCGCGTCGTCGCCAAACTCATAGGCCGGGAAGGTTTTGTTGCGCACGGCGATATCGGTCGATCCGGTATAGGCGATCGTCATTCGCGTGATCCGGCGCCGGCGCTGGCGCTGACTTTCGGACGCGCCATCGCTGGCGTCGGGCGTGAACGGCTCAAAGGTTGGGGCTGGATACGGCGCCCCCACCTTGAGGGTCGGGCTGGTCAAGTCTTCGCCCTGCACGGGAACGATATAGCCGAGGCCGTCAACCTGGCGGTCGCCAAGATCGTGGGCACCGTCCATGAGCGTCACGGTCCTGTCCTGCGCCCACCAGATCGGGCCGTGCCCGGCCAGCACCAATTTAGCCGGCGGCGAGTTCACAAGCACGGAGCCGTCGCAATAAGTCGCGCTATCCTCGACTTCCAGAATGACGTTCGCGCCGCCATAGAACACCGTGTAATAAATCAGCGTTCCGTTCGACGACAGCCAGCCCGGCGTCCCGATACCGCTCGACCAGGGCACCCAGCCGGAGATGACGCGATCCGGCTTTTTCGTCAGCGCCCCGACGACAATAGAGCCGTCCGCATTGAGGACATAGACATACCGCTCGGGATATTGCCCGTCGCCGGTCGTCAGCGCCATGCAGATCGGCCCGGTGAACAATGAGCCATAAAGCCCGCTCGCGTCGATCCCGATATAGGGCGTTGAATAGCCGAGCGTGCGGATGAGCGCCGATACGCGGTTGAGCGTGACGCTCATGTAAATGATGCAGTCGGACGATTGGACTGGCCTTATGCCAGAGCATCCGTCGCGCGTGATTTCGCGAAACTCCACGCTTCCCGGCTTGAGCGGGTTCGATCCAGAAACCGGCACGTAGAAAATGCCGCTGTCCGTGAAGACAAATTCATCGCCCCAGCCGACGACATGCCGCACGCGCGGGCGCGCCCGGCCAGATGGCGCCAGAAATTCCAGAATGGCGGAGCCAGCGTCGGCGCCGGCCGTCGGGTCGCTTGACGAGGCCGTGGCGTCAACCCAAAAGAAATTTGGGCCATAGAGCGATCCCCACAATACCGCTTCCGGCATTTGCGGGAAATCATAGAAAATGATGCGCTCATTGTCATAGGCGCAGCCCTGCGGCCAGCCGTTGATCGGGGACATAAATTCCTCCGACCACTGAACCGTTGTTTGCGGGCCGCTTGCCAGCGTCGGGACCGAAAGAATTGCCGCAACTGCAGTAGGCCCGACGACATGATCGGCGTCATTGCCGATGTAAACCGTTCCCGTTGGGGCGCCGGGAACAGGGCCGCCGACGATCGGGTCGAAGTAAATAACAAACGGGTCGAAGGCGACGGAGTTCATCATGACGCAATTCAGCGTATAGCCAGTTGTTAGCCCGACATAGCTTCCGGCCGTGTATGGGCCGCCGATGGAAGAAATCTCCATTTTGAGATTGCTCTTTGTCGTCTCAACGATCTGGCCGACTTCAAAGCCATTGGCGCTGGCAATCGTGACCGTGACAAAGCTTGGAAGCACGTTTGCGACAACCGCTGTCGCGTGCGTCGCGTCGGTGTAGCCGGTGATCTGGACCTGTTGCCCGAGGATCGACAGCCGCGCGCCAACCATTGCCGGCGTGAAATAGGGGACGCTGCACACCAGCGCAATCGTCCCGCTGGTGGCCGAATAGGACATGCGCGCGCCGGGAACGGAGAGCCGGTAGAATGGCTCCATCCAGTAATTATTTGGGCCGATCGTAAAGGCGAACGCCGCGACGGCCCACGTATGAGCGTTGCGGTCCCAGCTCAGAACTTGAGGCTGCATCCCAGGAAAGCAAATGATGACATCGAACTGCGCCTGACACCAAACGATCTTGTCCTGGGTTCCGTTCACCCATAGATACGATCCGCTCGCGCTGTAAAAAACCGGGTTCCCTACGAGGTCCGTGATAACGATTTGGCCGGCGGCGAACGAAATGATGTATTCGTAGCCGGGCGCCATGCGAAGATATTCGGCGCGCGGCGAGGCTGGGGGGAACAGCGCATTGCGGCCCGGCCGCTGGTTCATTGAGCCAGACGCGGATACGCGCCAGTTCGACATTTGCCGGCCGCCCGCTTTCAGGTCTTCCAGATCATCGCGGCGCCGCGCCGAAGCGTCGATCTGGCCGCCGCCGAAATCACGCTGCGCATGGACGAGTTTGTTGCTCACCAGCCGCCCCAATTCCGGTTGCGTCGAACCTCAAGCATCCGTGACCGAAACGGCACGCGCCGCGGCTCCTGCTGGGTATCGCGGGAACGAGCCTCCATCAGGCTTTCCTTCGCGAGCGCCTTGTTGCCCGCCGCGAGGCTGGCGTCTTCATTGAGCGAGAGCGAGAGCAGCGCCGCCACTTCATTGGTCAACGTCTCGACGAAGCCCACGAAGGAGACAGACGTGGCTTCCTCCGGGAACGGCATGTACAGCGCGGACACGCCGGAGGCCTGCGGCGTGCAATGAACCTGCCCGCCGATCAGCTTATAGTCGAAGGCGGGCGGTCGCGTCTGGATCGCGGGGTTGCCCGGCATGAGCGACGGCAGCACCAGCGACGCATAATAATTGTCCCACACGTCTATGAGTTGCAGGCAATCCGCGGGCATAGCGAAGATGGTCGAGTAGCCGGGGAAGGCGCTTACGCCCTGCGACACCAGCGGCGCGATCTTGGTTTCAAATTTCCAGTTGTGCTTGCTCATCACAACCGGCAGGAGCCGGTCATAGGCGTTCGATCCGGCAATCCAGGCGTCGGACCCGTCCGCAAATGTGACGGGCGCATTGCCGGTCTGGATCAGCGCGTTGTTGATGACGCTGAGTTTATCAAGCTGAACGGTAATGGTTTCGGCCATGTGGCTCGCTCCCTATACGCGAAAAGTGCCGACGACAGGGCCGCCCGGCAACGCACACGAAAAGGCCGCCGCGGGCCAGTCTCCCGCAGCGGCCAATCTTGCCTTCCCCTGTGACGGGCAGGTTCAGGAAGCGTCGGAGCCATCGCCCTTCTTGGCCTTGGCGGGGGCGCGGTCCTTGGGCGCCTCCACCACGGCGGCGCCGGCCAGTTCCGCGAGTTTGGCGGCCGAGGCTTCCGCTTCGGCGTCGGTCCACGGCTCCTTGCGCCATTCCAGCGGGTGCAGGCCGGTGGCGGCATTGGCGTCGATCACGAACATATCGGCGGCGCCATAGAGGTAGTGGTAGATCGTGGTGCGGTCCATGTCGGCTCCTTAGTCGGCGGTGTCGTAGACAACCCACGACGAGAAGGTGATCGAGGGGCCAGTGCCGCCGACTTTGAGGTAAAGCTGCAGGTACTGGAAGATGAAGCCGCCCATCTGGTTGCAGATCGGGATGACATGGCGCGTCGCGGCCTTGCCCGTCTCCGGCATGGTCGGGGACACCGACGAAATGCTGGCGATGATGCGCAGCGCCGAGGTCGCGGCGAAATCATGGATCGCCAGGATTTCGACGTTGCCGTTGGTGAAGGCCGCGTCATTCGAGCCGCAGAGCGCGAACTGATAATATTCGTCCGCCGTCGCCATATTGGCAGCGGAAACGTCGATCACCAGAAAGCCGACGAAGCGGCCCGACAGGATAGAAACCTGCGTGTTGATGTTGCCAGCGACGAAGCCGGAAGTGGTGACAGTCTGCGCCTTGGAGAAGGCGGTCGCGCTATCATAGGGAACGGCCCAGGTCGGAATGACCGAGGGAAGCGTGGGGTTCGTGAGGGCCATATCGGGCTCCTGGTGTCATGCCGTTGAAGTGCCGGGCCAGCGAGGCCAGCCCGGCGGCGATTGCGTCAGGCGACGATGGTTGCCGCCGTGATCGAGGACAGGCGCGCAGCCGCCTTCGGGTGTTCCTTGGCGATGCCCCAATCCCATTTGATGTGGGTCGAGTAGAACGGAGCGCCGACCATCATTCCTTCATCGAGGACCGAAAGCGGGGTCTGCTCGATCGCGTAAATGCCGCCATCGCGCAGGGACACGCAGTAGATCGAGGAAGTCTGCGCCGCGCCGCCGCCGGAACCAACTTCGGTGAAGGGCAGCATGTCGGGCGTATCGTCGGGCTCGTAGCCGAACAGGATCGGCAGGCCCTTGTAGCGCATGATGCGGCGGCCGAAATCATCTTCCGCGAACGCAATGGTCTGGTTGACCAGGTTGTTATTGCGGGCGGCGGCTTCGACATAGGGCATCAGGCCGCGCGGGAAAATCCAATGCGTCGGCTTGTTGACCATCCAATAAAGGATATCGAGGTTCGCCAGCGACAGGGCGGCGCCGCCGGAAGCCGCCGAGTTTGTCAGGAAATTGTAGTTCGTGATCGCGCAACGCGACTGCAGGCCGGTGGGCTGCGCCACGTTCGAGGTATTGTCGCCCTTGATGAAGGTCGACGTGAACATCTGCGACAGGGCGATGGTCTTGAGCTTTTCCTGCCGGGCGCGATGCTCCATGCCGAGGCGGTCGCAGATGGCGCGATCGGCCTGGACATATTCGTCGATGAAGAAGGTATCTTCCTCGCGCAGGCTGAACGAGCCCGTGGCGGAATTGCCCGCGGCGTTCAGGTTGCGGAAGCCGACGCTGGGCAGGCCGGAAATGTCCATGAACGCGCGCTTGCCGTTGGTGGCCGGCAGGAACGGCACGGCCCGCATAACATCGGACTCGGCAATCATGTTCTCGACGAAGGCGCGGGTGGGAGCGCCCTGCTCAAAGGTCTGAGCATATTCAGCAAGCGTGATCGGGCTTGCGACGGTGACGGTGACAGACATCTGTGGTCCTTTCTACAATCTTATGTGTGTTCCGCCCGTCAGCGGGTTTGCCTCGCCTGCGGCGGGTG